TCACAGGGCGCCTCCGAACTGCTGGCGGGAATTGTGCGTACCGAGCTGCCGCTGCACCTGGTTCGCATCGGCGCCGCTGCCGAACTCGCGCTCGCGATTGAGTGCGAAGAAGGCATCGTCGACGAGGTCCGTCGCGGGTTGAGCTTCACGCTGGAAAACATGTCCATCTGCACCAAGGTGCCAGGCGAGCGAAGCCAGGCTGGAATAGGCGGAGGAGAGAAAGCACTTGAGCGCCATCTGGTTCTGCGCGTCGCTTGAACGGAGGAAATCGGCGGCGAAGAGTTCGTCGACCTGGCCATGAAGATCGGATCTGATTCGGGGGAGGGACATGCGGGTCTTATTCTCCTCGATTGACTGCCGGCGTTTCTCCGCCGCGCAATTTCTCCCTGTGTTCACTCAACATTGCACCTGACACGACACATGTCAACACGTTTTGTGTTGAGCTGACCGCTGCATCGAGGATGTCGTCGAGGTTCCGTCCAAACGAAAGGAGATCGTAACGGAGTTCGTGTCGCTCAGGCGTTGCCGGCGAGCGCGATATAATGGACCGAGTGAACGGTATTGGCTTCGAAGCGCAGCTCCTTGTGGGGGTTGAACTGCTCGAGAACCAGTTCGGAGCTGTTGTGGCGCACGAATTTCTTGACATAGGCCAGCAGGGCGCCGCCTTCCTCCAGCCGAATCTGGGCGATCACATAGTCTCCCTTCCGGACGCGCCGGCTCGGATCGACGAAGCAGACCTCGCCGTCTTCGTAGCGCGGATACATCGAATCGCCTGAGACCGAGACCGCATAGGCGCCCGAGATATCCGAGAGTATCGGCGGCGCCATGACTTCGTACAACACATTGCCGTTCATTATGAATTCACCATCAACCCCGCCGACTGCCTGACCGAAGACCGGGATCTTTTCCCCCTGGCCGATGACCTTGGCGCCGATCCGGGCGTTCGGTACGTCGATTTCGGTCATTGTCGAGCCAGGCGCCGAGCCTGTAGGGATTCGGCGGTCGGTGCCGGTCAGCAGCCAAAGCGGGTCGACGTTGAACTTGCGTCCGTAAACTTCGGCTTCGCTGAGTTCGAACTCATTCTGCCCATTCTCGTGGGCGCGATAGGTCGAGGCGACGATGCCCAAGGCATTCGCCGCGTCGGAGGCGAACCGATAGCCCGCTTTGACGCGCGCCTCGCGCAATCTTTCAGCTCTTTCGCTCATGACACGGACATAGCAATGTTGAGAACATAAATCATGTTGACAACACGACATTATAGATGTCATTGATAAAGTCAAGTCGCGGCTGCGCTTGCTCCGTGACTGCTGGGAGCGCCGGAAAGGGAGTAGGAGAAGCGATGGTGGAGAATTCTGAACTGGCAAGGCAGACGCGGCACTATCTGGCCGTGCGGGAGCGGTTGGCCCGCCCGGGCGACGCGGCGGGCCGATCTGCTCGCATCAAAGAACTCGAAGGGCAGTTGGCCGACCTTGCTTCTGACAATGAAGCGAAAGGGCGGTGGATTGCGAGACTGGAAGCCGATCTTGCCGATGCGGGAGCCCGGCTGCTCGCGCAGGCCCGAATCCTGCTTGGCGGCCGCGATACCGGTGCGTCGAACGAGGACGGCGGCGACAGAGCGCCGATCGAGGAGATCGTTGCCGCCGTGCTCGAGGATTTTCCCGGTGTGAGCTGGGACGACATCATCAGCGTGCGCCGGGAGCGCCGGCTGGTGAAGCCGAGGCATGCCTGCATGCGCGCGGTCTATGAGCGCCGCCGGGATCTCTCGCTGGCGGGGATCGGCCGCATCTTCCATCGAGACCACACGACCGTGCTTGCGGTCGTGAATGATGGCGGTGCCGGAAGCGGAACAGCTTCCTGAGATGACACCTTCAGCCGGGCCTGGTGGCGGGCTCGCATTCCATATCCACCCTCAGTTCACCTCGGATACCGTCCCGTCCCGCTGCTTCACGGCTGGTCGTCCGCGACGGATGTCTCAATCACCACGCTCGAAAGGATTCCCATGTTGACCAAGGCCCAGAAATTGCGTGCAAAGCGCAAGGCACAACTCGGACGGCCGCGGAAGGCCAATGCCGAGCGCTTTGCCTGCGGCAAGATAAAGCCGGAGTGGTCCAAACAGGAAAGCGAAAAGGAAGCGATGGCGGTGGCGCTTGCAGCGCGCAAGCGCATGCATGGCCTCGAGACCAGAGGCGCCCTTGCCGGCTACACGCTCGGCCGGTTGTTTCTCGATGGTCGGATCACCGAGCAGCAGCGGGAGGCGGGCGACGACTACGCGGCGACGATGGTGCGCTATTATCATTTGACGGGCATTCCCTTTCCGAGCGTCAGGGCCCAGCAGATCGATCACGTAAGAGGGCACTCGGGCGAGCCAAGCGAGGCTCGCGCGTTGAAAGCGAAGAACGCCGCGGAGAGGATGATGCGGCTTGAATGCCTGTTGCTCGGATGCGAGGAGGGGCGGCAGGTGAAAACCACCGTCTTCAATGTCTGCGTGATGGATTACGAAGGGTTAAGAATGATGCCGGAAGCCCAATTGGATTGGCTGAAGCGGGGCCTGAATGTCCTGCTCTTTGAAAAGGGCTTGCGTCAATATGGGAAGAAGGATAATTCGTTTACTCCATGATAGGAATATTATCCTTATCATGCGCCGCGCAAGAATGCCGGGCATGCCGTTGTCCCAAAACCGCTGCACTTTTGGGCGATTGAGGTTAAATGCTTTCAATGGATCCGCCTCTAACGAGCATGTCGAGGCGGATCGTTTTCTCCGAGCAGAAAGAAGGTGAGGTCCGTGAAAGCTTCAGCAACGCTCGCCTTAGCGGTGATTGCCGCAGCGATAGGTATGCTGCCGGCACAAGCCCAGACGTGCAGCACGGGAATTTGCGCCGGTCGTCCCGCGGGCAGCAGCAACCACAATCTCTTCATCGAGAGGGAATACCGCGACTTCCTGCAACAGCGATATCCGAACTACGGCTCCCGCTATCGCGGCAGGGCTCCTGATATCGGCATAGGCCCCGGTGCGACCGTAGGAGGACCTTTGCCCGGAGCGGTGGACAGATCGCGCCTGCGCCAGAGGCAAAGGGTGCAGTTCGACGCCAATGCGCATCTTCGCTGGTGCCAGGAGCGCTACGCCTCGTATCGCTTGTCGGACGATACGTTTCAGCCCTTTGATGGCGCACGCCGGCGGTGCAACTCACCTTACAACTGACGTCCCGGACAATTGCCGTGCTGGGAATGCCTCAGCGTGTGTTCCGCAGAAGCTTCATGGCGACGTAAGCCGCGGACTGTGCCAGAAGCTGGGTACTGAACTGACCCTCCGCCGGATAAGTGACGCCGCGATAGCTGAGCACGAAGGCCCAGCGCCCGTTCGTCCGCTTCTCGACCTTAATTTCGCCGTCAGGTTTGTTATCTGAGTTCAACGCAGGCTTCCTCGATCGTCGTGCCGTGCCGGAAACCGCCGGCGCGAGTAACTTGCGCATCCGGCGGCGAAAGGCAAGGGCTCACGTCGGCCCGGCAGCTAGCCCAGACCAGTGCTGGTGAACGCCCTGTTTTGACGACTGTCATTCAACCGCTTGCGCAGGGCCGAAACGCTCCATGACGAACGAAGTCTGGATGCCGCCCTGGAGGCGGTCGGTCTTCTCGAGTTTTACGGTGGCGAACTGGTTGGACGATTCAGATGTGCGCTGCCAGGCGGTTGTGACAAATAGGCCTGCACCGACGATAAAGCCGATGGCGACATAAATCCAATGATTGCGCATGGACAAAGCTCCTTCTCTCGGGAAGGCAAAATGCATCGCGGGCAGCTGTGGTTCCCCGGAAACGCCCGGAATGCGGGACTAAAATTCAGTCTTTAAAAATAAGCGTTCAAAGCAATGTGTTCTCGCCTCGGCACGCAGCGCCATCCGACATCGAGCACCGATGGCGAATTTGTTGCTGCCTTTTCTGCGAGGCATCAAATATCGAAGTATATACCCAAGCCCTTGTGCATCAGCCTGCTTGGATTGAAGCAGAGGCCAATGTCTTATGCAAGGAAATTATAATATACGTTTGTACAACAAAATTTGAGCAGCCTCTTCCGGGCTGCGCGCGGCCGCAGCAGACGAACTCACCTTCTTCGGTCCGCTGTAGGACATAGAAATGATTTCCCGTGGGTAATTCGAAAAACGACCGCGGTTCACGTGACGAAGGCTTGCGCACCGAGGGGCAGTTGCGCTATTCCATAAATCAAGGATAGGAATTTTATCCTCTTCCGGCTTCAGCAGCGTGACTTGTGAGATTTCGGAGTACCCGCCGCGGCTTGTTTGATCTCCTCATCACTGTGCTCGTCATAGGATCCAGCGAGACCAAGTCCTTGGGCTGGAAGAACTCTTCCCGCGCCGCAGACGCGGCGCTGCTGGATCTCTGTGACAAGCACAGAGATGAGGGATTGCAGTCCTGCTCTGATCCTCCAGAGGCGATCTCGAAGCGTCCGGCGCTCCCCCCGGCGCGGCGTGCTCCCTCACTTCCGATTCATGGTTCACGGCGATGCTGCGCGTTCCAAACGCCGCGGCGCCGTGTACGGCCGGCGATGCGCCTTCCGCGTCTCCCGAATCCGCGAGGCGGATTCGGCGTGACGACGCGTCGATCCCAAACTCGCATGATCCAGACGCCGCAATCGGCACTGAGCGAGTGGCGGCATCGCCGGCCGGAACAAGAACGCATCAGCGCAGATCTTCGAGTGCGATGTAGAGCGTTCCGAATTCGACGGGGCCTTTGTCGGCCAGCTGCGCCGGGAGCCTGTAGTAGAGAATCTCGGCATGCGGCGTTCCGTCTCCGATGAATGCTTCTTCCGTTCCGTCGGCGAAGACGCAACAGGGGGCGGGAGCGTCAGGATCGGTGTGGACGCGGAGGCGATAGCTGTTTCCGGTAAGGAAAAGTTCAGCCGCAGCTCGTGACCGGCGAGTTCCAGGGTGCAGAGATCATTGCCGTCGCACCAGCCTGTCACATGTTCGAAGCTGTTGTCGAACTTCTGGACCCAGGCCTTGACGAGAAAGCGGGAGTCGCCGGTTCGCCCGGCCGCAGACGCGGAGACTGCAGCGGTGGCGAAAAGCATGAAGACGAGTGCACGCGGCATGTTTTCCTCGCGGAGACGCTTACAGTCGCGGACGCTCGGGCGCCGAGTTGGGCTTGCCGAGATACTCGACGGCTATGACGAGTTTGCCGAAGGGTGTTCGCCCCGGATCGCCCGATATTCTCGGGGTGTAGTAAAGAGGAACGACGCGGGGACGCCCGCTCCAGAGGCGCAGCGCGGGAAAACCGGTGCGGGTCACACAGCAGGCATCCTGCTGCGAGGGGTCGGTCCAAAAGCTGAGCGAATACGAGGAGGCCGTCATCTCCCGCAACCGGATCACGTGCTCACCGATCGGCACGAAACAATCATCTTCTCCACCGCACCAGCCGGTCGTGTGCTCGAAGCTCCTGTTGGCCATTTGAAGCCAGGCTTTCACGAAGTAGCGCGGTTCGCGCGGCTCCCCCGCAAAGGCGGAGACCGTCGAGGCGGCAATGATAAAGGCGGTGGCAAAGTTTCGGCGCATGTTCCCCCCCGGTGTGGCGGTTAACTTTTCGATAATCGCGGTGGTGCAGTCCCGTTGCACCTCATCTGATCCGCGATTCTGTCGCAATTATGGATTGTATACGATGGAAATAATTTGCAGAAGTTGCGGGCGTATGTTGCCGGCCCCGGGATAACGACGAGCGGAGAAGTTCTTAATGAATGATCAAAGCGCCACGCCGGGAGCGGAAGCGCCGGACGACGCGGCGGGAACGCCGGCTGCGAGAGGTGAGGGCAGTCCGTTGGGAGGCAGCTTTCTGGGAGCCGTGCAGGCGGACTTCGCCCGGCATGGTGTCAACGTCATCGCTCGTATTCGCGAGGAGAAGCCGGAAGCCTATCTGAAGCTCGTCGCGTCGGTTCTGCCGAAGGATCTGAGTGCCGCAACCGGCGGGGTTGACGATTTGTCGGACGAACAGATCATCGACCGGATCCGCGCGCTGGACGCTGCGATTCGGCCGTTGTTTTCACTAAGGAAGAGGGCAGGCGGCCTGCGAAAGCGCGTGCCGCCTGCGAAAGCGTAGCTCTATAGGGTATATACACATCTGATCCTCTCGCGGGGCCATTGCCTTGGGACGGATAAGCGGTTTTGACTTCGCATGCCCAAAACGATGCCACGGACGAACGCAGAAGCGGAGGCGAGGGCCGCCGCATATATTCTCCCCCACAAGGGGGGAGACGACAGGCGGCTCGACCTTCACCTATGAATCTCAACAGGCCTTAGTTTAGTGAGTGGGCGCCACTCTTGCCGAGACAGACGCTTCGCTGCTCGAGAAGATGATGACGGCAAAGAGCAGAACGCCGGCGAAGGCGATGAGCGACGATATGGCGACGATCGGCTCCACGGCGGTGTTTCCGGAGAGCAGCAGGTAAAGCGATGGGATAAGCATTGTCACGCCGAAGGTGTAGACGGCGTACTGGATCATGGCCAGCCGTCTTGCCGCCTTTTGAGGATTGAGCGCGTGATAGCCGCCGAAAATCGCCATGGTTACCCAACCGAGCAGATTAGCGTGGGCATGGGCCCCCGTTGCGGCATGGTTGCCTGTGATCGACATGTGCAGGCCGATCGAAATGCCGAGGATCAAAAAAACAATCGCCGTTCTGAAATAAAGATTTGCAATACGTGGCATCGGTTTCCCCTCCGAGAAACGAGAAAATTAGCATGATCTCACCCATATGAGAACATCTAGATAAAAGGGCCTTTCACGCGGCTCGCTGTTCCGGATGTGACAACTCGGAAAATGAAGACCGGGCTTCGAAGGAAACTGCGCCTTCTGATTGAGTGTTGCCCATATATGGGTCGCGAGGGGCGTGGAACATATTCTGCCTTTTCGCATTCGGTAGAATGAACGATGTGCTTTGTAGCGCACCCACGACTTTGGAGGCGCGCAAAAGTCGCTGCAGAAACTCGGTTTGGCGCGTGATTTCGTTCGCGGAAATTTCGATTGTGCAAGGGAGAACCGCAATATGCTTGGCACCGTCCTCCTCATTATTCTGATCTTGCTTTTGATCGGCGCCTTTCCGGCCTGGCCCTACTCGTCCGGCTGGGGTTACGGCCCTTCGGGAATTCTCGGCGTTCTGGTCGTGGTCCTGTTGATTTTGCTCTTGATGGGCAGAATCTGAAGGCCCGAGACAAACAGAGCCGATTTCACCAACTCGCGCCGTCGATGAGGCGGTGCGGGATATCTTCCCAGACCGAACGCTCGAAGACGCGCATGTTGACCCCCATGCGCGGTGAACTGCGGCCGACCGGCGACCAGTGGGTTATGCAGCCGCAAACGCCGCAGTGATGCATGGTCAGGGTCCTGTCGCCTTGGACATATCCGACGAGCTTTTTCTCAGGATCGGTGATGCTGACCTCGCTGGAAGGATAATAGCCCCAAAGCGTTCCGAGCCTGCTGCAGAGCGAGCAGTTGCAATCGCCGAGTGTTTCGGGGCGGACGGGGACCGCGACGCGGACCGCCCTGCAATGGCAATGGCCTTCGATCATGATTTTCTCCCATCGGCGCTACGTATGTCAGCGGCAATGCGGACATTATTGATCTTATTCCGGCGCAGTCCAGGAAAGACGAAGCTAAGCTTACGCCGGCTACGACGGCAATTCGCAGCATATAGAGGCATGATCACGGATGAGCGTATCCAACCCATCCGAGGGGACCATTGCGTCCGGCCTTTCCGCGATGCTCAGGGAACAGATGCTGCTGATGGCGGAGCTCCACAGGCGGAAACGAACGAATATCCTCGCCGGTTACCGGCCCTATGCCAAGCAGCGGGAGTTCCATGCGGCGGGCGCGGCCTTTCGCGAGAGGCTGTTCATGGCCGGCAACCAGCTCGGCAAGACGCTGGCCGGCGCAGCGGAGGCGGCGATGCATCTGACCGGGCGCTATCCCGACTGGTGGCAGGGCCGGCGGTTCGACCGGCCGATCGTCATGCTGGCGGGCTCGGAATCCTATGAATTGACCCGCGACGGCGTGCAACGGCTGCTGATCGGCCCGCCACTGAATGAGGAGGAGTGGGGCACCGGATTTCTCCCGAAGGCGGCGATCAAGGCGACGACACGCCGCGCCGGTGCTTCCGGTGCGCTCGACAGCGTGACGGTGCGGCATGTTTCGGGCAGAGCCTCGACCCTGCTCTTCAAGGCCTACGAACAGGGGCGCGCCAAATGGCAGGCTAATACCGTGGATTATGTCTGGTTCGACGAGGAGCCGCCCGAAGACGTCTATTTCGAGGGGATCACCCGCACCAATGCGACGCGCGGCGCGATCGCGGTCACCTTTACGCCACTCAGGGGCCTGAGCGCGGTCGTGGCCAGGTATCTCATGGAAAAATCGCCGGACCGCGCGGTCATCACCATGACGATCGAGGATGCTGAGCACTATACGCCGCAGGAGCGCCAAAGGGTGATCGACAGCTACCCCGCCCATGAGCGCGAGGCGCGCACCAGGGGCGTGCCGGCGCTCGGATCCGGCAGGATCTTTCCTGTGACAGAGGAGAGCATTCGTATCGATCCCTTTGAAATCCCGAAGCATTGGGTGCAGATCGGCGGGCTCGACTTCGGCTGGGACCATCCTTTCGCGGCGGCGGGCTGCGCCTGGGACCGGGACGCGGACGTATTCCATGTCACGAAGATCTATCGCGAGCGGGAGGCGACGCCGATCATCCATGCGGCGGCACTGAAACCCTGGGGCGCGGCGATGCCCTGGGCTTGGCCGCATGACGGATTGCAGCACGACAAGGGCAGCGGCGAGCAACTGGCGGCGCAATACCGCGCGCACGGACTGGCCCTTCTACCGGAGCGCGCGACCTTCGACGACGGCACCAACGGCGTGGAAGCGGGGCTCTCCGACATGCTGCAGCGGATGCAGACCGGGCGCTGGAAGGTGTTTTCCACCTGCACGGAATGGTTTGAGGAGTTCCGCCTCTATCACCGCAAGGACGGCAGGATCGTCAAGGAACGCGACGATCTGATCTCCGCCTCGCGCTACGCGCTGATGATGAAGCGCCACGCGCGGGCGAACCACGTCAACGGAAGCTGGAATTTCACCGCGCGAAAGGTTCTCTGATGGCCGCAATGACCGATGACGCCTGTCCGCCCTCGATGCCGGGAAGGCGCGGCTGACGGCAGAAAACGAGCGGTGGAAAGCTCGAGATCAGACGCGAGTTGAACCTGAAACGACAACAGAACGCCGCGGAGCTGATGGGCGGCGAGCCGCTGGCGGCGGCACTTATCGGAGGGATGCCGGGGTGAGGCGTATAAACGACTTCGAGGATTTTTATGAAGCGCCGATGGGCTTGGGCGGTGCCCTGGAACTGCGCGATTTCAGCGAGGCGGCGAACAGCCGTCTGCCGAGCTGGGGCCGAAGGGCGGTCCGCGAGGACCGGCGCAGCGAGTTCGTCCAGGCCCGGCCGCCGGGAAGGCGTGGCCTTCCGGCAAGAACGCCCACGCAGGAGCTGATTGCGGACCAAATAGGAATCCTCATGCGGCAGATAAAGCGCCTCAATCCAAACGAGGCGTTTCTGGAACCTCCCGGCGGTTCCTATTCCGTCCAGGCGAGAGACAATCTGCAGCGGCGGCTGGACGAGCTTCAAAGAGCTCTGATCGTCGACCCCCGCACGTGGTCTCCCATCCAGCGCCACATTGCCGATCCGAGAGGCAACATCGCCTTCGAGCCGTTGGGAGGAAGCACGGTGTCTGGGCAAAATCCGGTCGACACGCACACGCTCTATCCAAACGGATCGAACTATCACAGAATGAATCCGCAGAGACACGGTTCTGGAAAACCGCCCCACGCGCATGGGCATCTGATGGGTACGGGGCCGAACACCAAGGGACAAGGCCCTTCGCTCGATATTCGTGGGAATATAGTGCCCTGGAACAGCCCTGATGCACACTGGCCGATGAGGAAATGAAATGAACGTCGACGTTTTCTTGAGATCGATCCATCTGGACGACCGCGCCTGCAAGGCCATCGTGCTTGACGGATGGAAGGATGAGGTCAAGATCCAGATGAACGCGGTATCTCGCATTCGGTCGGGCACGTGGAACTACAGTGAAGATATCCTTGATGGGTTCCTCGTTTTCGAAGGGGTCGATCACGTTTCCTTCGACCCTCCCGGTAGAATTCCGAACGACGAAATCGGCGCAATCGAGTTTCTGGGCTATGATAGCGACCGTTTCACGGTCGTTGTCGATATCGGCTCCGGATATGAGCTCGGAAACTACGTAAACGTGAAAACGACCATCCGGGCGAAGGCCGTGGCGATAGAGAAGCCAGGCGAAGAGGACGCGCGGATTCGGGAATAGCAGAGGCGAACCTTCGCCACAGGGTGCCGAGGGACCTTGTCCCTGAAATCGAAGAGCGCGGCGAAGGCATGCATCACCCCGGCCGCTATTCTCGGCTTTGGCCGGGGTCTTTTCACGAGCCACCCAAAATCAAATGCCTCCGCATCATCCGGTGCTTGCCGGTGTGGCCGATGCACGCTGGAATTTCACCGCCAGAAAGGTTCTCCGATGGCCGCAATGACCGATGAACGCCTGTCCGCACTCGTCAGCCGGCTGGTGAAGGACTGCGAGGATTCCTATCTCGACCAGGAGGCGACCGATCGTACCGGGATTTCCGACGCTTCGAGCGGCATGGCGCCGGATGCACTGCAGAACATGACGGCGCGGGCGACGGCGCTCATCGAGCAGGCGGGCATCGGCCAGACGGAGCTGATGGTGCGCACCTTCGCGCAAGGGCTGAAGCGGGTATTCCAGGGGCTGCTCCGTCTCGTCGTCAAGCATCAGGACAGGCCGCGTATGGTGCGGCTGCGCGGGCAATGGGTGACCTTCGACCCGCGCCAGTGGAACGCCGGGATGGACGCGACGGTCAATACCGGGCTCGGCGCCGGCACGCGCGAACGCGACATGATGATGATCCAGATGATCCTGCAGCTGCAGGAAAAGCTCTTGATGACGCTGGGACCGGACAACCCCTATGTCTCGCCGGACAATCTCTATAACGGCATCGCCAAATCGGCGGAGGCCGCAGGGTTGAAATCGCCCGACCTCTACTTCACCAAGCCGGCGCCGGAGGAGATCCAGCGGCGAATGCAGGCGGCCGCCGCCAAGCCTGATCCCGAGATGCAGAAACTGCAGATGCAGGCGCAGGCCGAGGCCGCGAAGGCGCAGCTGACGGCGGAAAACGAGCGGCGGAAGCTGGAGATCGAACGCGAGCTGAAGCTGATCGAAATCCAGCAGAAGGGCGCGCTGACGCGCTACCAGATCGACGCCGAACTGAACCTGAAGCGACAACAGAACGCCGCGCAACTGTTGGACGGCGAGCCGCTGACGGCGGCACATATCGGAGGGATGCCGGGGTGAGAAAGCAGATCCGTGGATTGCAGAATGTTTATGACGAAGTTCCGAAGACGACATCCGCATTGGAATTGCGCGACTTCAGCGAGGCTGCGAACAGTTTCTCGCCGAACGTGGCGAGCCCGCGCCCACTCGAAAACGGCAAGGGTACGGAGGTGGCCGCGACGTATGTGGTGTCCAACACGAACCCGACCGGTTGGCCCCTTCAGGCCGTCCTTGGCAATAACATGCATAGCGGCGTGTTCATCATTCCCGACGATGGCGACCCGGAGGGCAGGTTCCTCTATAATCCGGCTGGTAGTTACATGAACCGGCAGATGGGTAGTGGCCGAACGCTTTATGGGTCAGAGGTATCCGCCGAGGATTATGTGCGATACCAATTGCGAGACGGGCCAAATGTGACCGTGCGCAGATATGCAACGACTCCGGAAGAAGAGGAGGAAATAAGAAAGGAGGGCCTTTGATCTTGGCGGCGCGCCGGCAGCGAACTGGATTGATCCCGGATGCACAACCGGGGTGAGCGAGGCGATCAGGGGTATAGGGCCGTTCCGCCATGTGGAACAAACCATGTGGCCGACCGAGCTGGACAGTCAGCTCAAAGGTCTGCGCAAACATGTGGGTGAAGCTGGTGATCTCGAAAGCTTACGAAGGTTGCTCACCAAGTAGATAAAAGTTGCGCGATGTGCCGTGGGGTCGATCAGGGACTGGAAGCAAGGGCAGCAGGTTTCTCAAGTTCTGGTTCGTTATGATGGCGCCTGCCGGGAATGCACGCAGTACGAGCATAAATGCGCCGCAATTCTGCTGAACGAACGGTTAGCATCGGCTTGGATTTTTTGACAACGAGCTCTTCGAGGCCATTGATGCGGTACGCGGTTCTAAATGCGGTTCGTGTGATCCTCGGTTACGCCGCCATGCTTGTATTTTCAGCATGGGCCTATCAACGCCACTTTGCCTTTAGCCTGGGAGCATTGTTTTCGCTCCTCTACGTGTTCGCTTTCGTCCCCCTTCCCAGGGTGTGTCTGTGGAGGCGCATCCTCTACATCACGGCGGCGGCGGTGCCAATGATGATCGTTCCGATAGTACATTCCCTGATTTCCTACAGAATTGATAGTCTCGGAGTTCTCTGGGAAGGAGTAGAAATTGTTTTCCTTGTCGGATTGTTCGGTCCCCAGTACGCCGTGTTTCTTCTGAGCTACGTCGTGCTCGAGTTCCTGATCATCAGAAGATTTGTCTCGAAACGGACCGCAATCGCGTAGCCCTGCCCAAGCTGCGAGGTTGCCGGTGATGATCAGTACGTTGTCTGGAGTCAGACGACCGCTACGTCCGCGTCATGCTTAGATAGGCAAGGAGGCAGAGCAGCCAGAAGACGGCGCTTGCCAGCATGCTCATCGTGGAGTTGAGCAGCAGACGACCGGAGGGAAGACGCTTGAAACCCAGCCAGTTGAAGCCGTTGATGTCGGCACAGATTCCCTCGATGACGCTTCAAGCCTCGACTTCTCCGAGTCGGGAGGGACCAACGAAGAGGAAGAGCGCGATCGGCAATGGACGAGCGAGACGGGTGAGACCAACGAAGATGGTCAAGAGACCGACGAACCCGCAGACCAGGGCGACGAGACAAACGGATCCGAGAAAGAGGGCGAGGAGTCCAACGAGACCCCGGACACCATCATTACGCTGAAAGGTGGCGAGCAGATTCCGCTCGAGGAACTGAAGCTCGGATACATGCGGGAACGCGACTACCGCCACAAGACGCAGGAACTCGGCAACAAGGGCCGAAATCTCAAGTCCATGACGACCCGCGTCGCCGATACGGCGAACGCCATCGCACAATTCCTGGTCGAACAGCTTCCGGAAGAACCGACGCAGGCCCTGGCTATCCAGAACCCGGCGGAATACGTGCGGAAGAAGGCGATTTACGACGCTGCCCTGACGCATGTGCACCAGCTCGCCGGCATGGGACAGGAGCCGCGCAAGGTCGCCGACGAACTCAGCCGGGCCGCGAACGAGGAAGCTCTCGCGGCCGAGAATTCAAAGCTGCTCGAAGCCTTTCCGCATCTCGCGAAGGACGAGGCTCGCCAGAAGTTCTTTGCCGACGCTTTCGCGGCCGGCGAGGACTTCGGCTTCTCCGCCGAGGAGATGCGGACGGTCACCGATCACCGCTATTTCAAGGTCATGCACTACGCCATGCTCGGCCTCCAGGCCGAACATGCGAAGAACAGGGCGTTGATGAAGGTGGCGAACGCTCCGCCGGCAACGGCCCGAGCCAGGCCGAACGGACCGGTGAACCCGCAAGCACGGAAAAACCGGGAAGCGATGAAGAGGTTGTCGAAAACCGGGTCGATCAAAGACGCGATGGCGATCGACTTCGAATAACCATCCTCAAATATTTTCCGCGTTTGCGGGCCGAAAACGTCCTTGCAAACGCATATCGAAGGACTGAAACCATGGCAGCTCTCGCCAATACCTTCCTGACCACGGATGCTGTCGGCAACCGTGAAGAACTCTCCGACGTGGTGTCGCGCATCACTCCGGAAGACACCCCGATCTACTCGCTCATCGAAAAGGGCAAGTGCGTTTCGATCCATCCCGAATGGGAGACGGACGAGCTTGCCGCTCCGGCGGCGAACATCAAGAGCGAAGGCGACGAATATTCTTTCGGTGCCATCGCACCGCCCGAGCGCATGGGCAACTATACCCAGATCATGCGCAAGGACTGGATCATCTCCGGCACGCAGGAAGTCGTTTCCGAGGCCGGCAACGTGCAGAAGCGGAAGTACCAGAAGCTCAAGAAGGGCGTCGAGATCCGCAAGGATGTCGAATATGCGATCGTCGACACAAACGCTTCGGTCGCCGGCGCGACCCGCGAATTCGGCTCGCTCAACACCTGGACCGAGACCAATGTGTCGCGCGGGGCCGGCGGCGCAAACGGCGGCTTCGACAAGGCTACCGGCCTGACGGTCGCCCCGACCGACGGCACGCAACGCGCTTTCAGCAAGGCGATACTGGATGACGTGATGCAGCAGGGCTACCAGAGCGGCGCCAATTTCCGGCACGTCTGCGTATCACCCTACGTCAAGAGCGTGTTCGTCACCTTCATGTCGGACGCAAACGTGGCACCGTTCCGCTATGCCGTTTCCAAGGGCGGCGAGCGCAACACCATCATTGCCACGGCCGATTATTACGAAGGCCCGTTCGGCACCGTCATGATCCATCCGAACCGCGTGCAGGCCGCCAATGCGACGACGGCGCGCAACGCCTTCTTCCTCGACACCGACATGCTGGAATTCCTCTGGCTGCGGCAGATCCAGGAAGACAAGGACGTTGCCAGGACCGGCGACGCCGACAAAGGCGTGATCATCGGCGAAGGCACGCTGAAGGTGAAGAACGAAAAGGGCCTCGGCGTCGCTGCCGATCTTTTCGGCTTGAGCGAGGCAAGCTGAGGACAGGGCGGCCTCTTACGATAGCGTTTCGGTGCTTCAGCAGAAGCACTGAAACGCACTTTCGTACGGAAAACCTCTACGCACATTCCTGGGGATGTCCCTTCTAGTCTAGGGCAGGGGCCAGCTTCGGAAAGGATCAGATCGATGGTCACCAAAAGCAACAGGTTGGAAACGCCGCCAGACACGCTGGCGCCTTACCAAAGGGCGTTTCTTGATGTGATCGCCGCTGCCGAAGGCGGCGAATACGACATTATGTATGGACCAGAGGGGAAAGGCCGGATAACCGACTTTTCCGATCATCCCCGCAACCCCAGCCGAATAGAAAAGGGCAGACATGCTGGCAAGGTGAGCACAGCCGCCGGTCGGTACCAGATCAATGCCCCGACATGGGACGAGTACGCCAAAAAATTGAACTTGCCCAATTTTTCTCCGCCAAACCAGGACAAGGCCGCGTGGGCTATTGCGAATGATCGGCTACCGCCGAGCTACGGGAGGAGGCAGCCTGGATGATGCGCTTACCTCGGGAAACGCATCCTCGATCAAGGCGGCGGGCCGTTTTTTGGGAAGGACTTGGACGAGCTTTCCCGGCGGAAGTGAACAGCGTCTAACGGAACGCGAATATCTCGACAACTACAGGATGAACCTGCAGGCATGGGAGGGTCGAATGCCGATCCCTCAGGCGCGCCCGGCCACTTTCGAGGAACGGGTGGGAAACACTGTCGAGGATTCGTCGCAAGGGCCGCTTGCCAATGCACTTATGGAAAGGGTCGAACAAATGCGCCGGAGCGTAGCTCCAAGGCCCACTTCGCATGCACGGCAATTTTGGGATGACTTGGTTCCTGACCGTGGATCATTGAAGGACGTTTCGAGGGATTGGCTGGAGTAAGTCGCCGAATTTCCCTGCCTTACTCTCTTGCGAGTGTTCCTGTAATGTTCTACAACGAAAACGAGTACGGAAATCGATATGAAGCTTTTGATGAGTCTTCCGATGGCCGTCCGGATGTCTGCCCACGAGAGGCGACCGGGATCTTCAGGGGATTACTCGCAGGAGAGGAAGGATCATGGTTCGCAAATATCTCAGCGCAGTGTTCGGAGTAGTTGTATCGTTTTTCGCCACGCCGGTAACGGCCGGCCCAGATGAGATTATCGATGCGTTGCTTCGATGCAAACCGGATTTTTTCGAGGTGTTGAAGACCGAAAAATCAGCGTTCGCGCCGGCGCTGATTCGGCATCGTGAAATTCCTGTTTCCGACATCGTCACGTCCCTGGCAGCGATTGCGACGTTTCAGGAGTCGATCCAATCTCGCGGGGTCCACATCCAGGTCTACCTGCAGACGGTTATCTCCGGCTCCGGCGATGCCGACCGGCGGACGCATACGTGAGCAGACGGAGTGATACGTTCGGTCTAAATGTCACGATCCGCAAATGGCTTGAAGAGAATCCAAAATTCCCTATCCAGCCCTACACGCCGCCGACCCCGGAAGAACTCCGCGAAGCGGTGCCTTCGTTGACTGCCCGCCAATTGCGGCTGGGACTCGTCAACAAAGGCATCACGCCATCACAAGTCGTCGCGGCCCTTGAGTTATTGCCGTCCGGACGTGCGAAGGATACGGCTCTCATAGAGTGGGAATATGCGACGACATTTCAGAGAACGCACGCACTCGTTGCATTGATTGGAGCAGTTCTCGGTCTAACCGGCGAGCAGATCGATAAAATGTGGAACTCGGCTCTCAGCCTCTGAGCGCTTCGCCACCGCGAGCCGCGCATTGTGATATCTGACGGCGCGTATGACAATGGAATCTCCACAATCGCCGGCGAATGCTGCTGACCGGCGCATTTGCGACCGGTTCGTTCTGCATTTCTTCGTGCGCAGCCCTTCTCATGGAGGGGAATACCATACCAATCTCTACGTTTGGCAATGGGATTGCCCCCGTCCCCTAGGCGATTGGCTACCGGCTACCGGTGAGCGATGGTCAATCGCGCCCGTTGCCTGTTCCAGTTTCAGGAGTAGGCGTCCCAGAGCGTGGGCGTATCTGAGCCGCCGCGGAGATTAAAGTTTACGTTTGTCGGCATCAGAAGAGTCACCGGAAATTATGGATGAGTAAAGGATTTGCCTGAGCCCTACGGGATGACCTTGATGCCGGGTGGTACTGCAGTTTCAATCCCTAATGCCGACGATGTAAGGAGGGTCAACTATGTTTTCCGAGCGGGCTCCGAAGTTGAGCAGATGCCGGCTTCCATATTCGTCTGCGATTCGCTCGGCGAGTTCCCTTATGGTTATCGGCAGCCCGGAGCACACATTGACGGGCCCAATCCTTGTTCCTAGCGCCGCATCGGATATTTGTTGTGCTGCTTCTCGGACATCAAGGTAATCACGGACCTGGCTTCCTTTTGTGAGATCCGCGACTCTGCCTTCCGACATCATTTTGTGCAGGTAAGGAACAAAACGGCGCTTATCCTCGCCTTCTCCATACAAGTAGAATAGGCGGCACCAGACGAATTCGGTGCCGGTCGCGGGGAGGAGTTCAGATAGGGCCACATATGCGGCTGCCTTCGCTGCTGCATAGGGTGTCGTGGGCTTAAGTGGGGTGTTCGTTGATAATTTTCCAAAACTAACGTCGTATTCGATGCATGTACCGATGCCCGCGAAGCGTCGAACCCCCGCAGCCGCAGCGGCTTTTGCCATGCGCAGAGTCCCGATGAGGCAGTCCATGTTCTCCGGAGACGTGAGGTATTTCCCAGTCTCCACATACCAGGCTATGTGAACAACGGTGTCGATTCCGCTCAGCGTTTCTTGCCACCATGCTTCCTGTTCGGTGAACAAGGATTTGGTGGAAATAAGACGATCGCTACGCAACACGTGTTCGAAAGTCGCTTCCTTTCCTTCGCGAACCACTGCAAAAACGTCTTCACCACGCGCGAGCAGATTATTGACCACGTGCCTACCAACGAAGCCCGTTGCGCCCGTCACTAGAATCCTGTTCAAACAGTGACTCCCTTGGCTATCATCAGAAGATCCACAAAAGTTTGTATCGGGTTTTGCGTCGAGCATCATTCCAGAACATGGCGAACAAGCGAAGTTGTACCAGGAGGGATGCTTTAGGTAGTTGTTCCTTTAGGCGGTAGCACCCCAAGGTGTAGGCCATCCGTTGATGCAATTTGTCCTTAAATTTTGCCGCGCCGTATTTTTGCTCGGATCCGGATCCTTCATAGAAAATGTAGGTAGGGCCTTCAACGTAGACTACCAAATCCCGCACGACAAATTCGGCAACAACATATGAGGCAAAACACCAAGGGGTGCCTAAGTCAAACCAACGCCGCATCAAAATCTCGATCGCAGCCGACCTGTACACTCCATAGAACCATTCCGCTGGAAACGTGAGGTTACGAGGCACTTTTCCCCGTCGATACATCTGCTGAAATTCGATGACGTTCTTGTTCGGCGTGAGCCGTCTCACGTGACCATCGCGGATTCGCTTCGTTGCACCAGCGGCCAACAATTTTGTCGGGGCGCCGTCTAAAGAGGTTACGAGCGTTGATAGAAAGTCCAACGAAGACTCGTCGTCGCAAGCTCGGAGGCAGAAGTACTCGCCTTCGGCGGCGCCGATACGAGCAGCTTTCGCGAGATTGTCAAGCATGTCGAGGTGTTGCTCGTTGCGAACAACCGTGAACCGGTCATCTTTCGCGCAGAATTGATTTGCGATCTCCAGCGTGTCGTCCGTGGACTGATTTTCCAGAATGATTGCGCGAAAATCCGGTAGGTCCTGATCAGCAATGCACTGGAGGCTTTTTTCCAAGGTCTTTGCCCCATTGTAGACCGGGAAAACGACGACGACTTTCGATTTAGACATGGGGGCCTCTGACGTTTACGCGTGAAAGCTGTCTGTTCTGGTTGGTTGGAAGAGTCAAGTGGAGCGCAGAGCGACAGCATTTAGACAAGGCAAGATCGGGTTTGGGAGACGAAATCCCATAAGGGGTATCTTTTAGATCGCCTGGTAGATATTCGACTCTGCGTTGGCCTACGATGGTTGTTAGGTGGCGACACTCACCGGCTACCAGGAGCGTAAGCTCCTCAAATTAGACGCTTGGTGCCCCAATTCCGCGCGGGCTCTAGTCGTTCGTCATCCGAATCAAATTCAATCGTTGGCATAAACCCAAGATCAACAAGTTGCTCAGGATTGAGGAAACGAATTGAGGCGTCGCCGACGAAATCGATGGTTCCAATTTTGTCTATCTCATTTTTAATCGCTTGGTAGTGCTGTGAGCCGTTATAATGCTGTTTATTGTAGGCTGCCTCAGCGATCTTTTCTCTGTAGTTAGTGAAGAACTTGAAATGCAGCAAAACACCCCAGACCGGCGAAAAATTGCGATTATAAGGGAGCGGGCGATGAATGCTGCTTCCGAACCGGCAATTTTTATCCCAATATACGAGGGGATACTTGATTAGCTCATTGTCCTCACTGAACAGGCGCTTCCTTGGTCCGCCCTTTACGCTTATGCCCCGTTTTTGAAGAGTGACGTCATAACCGCTGCCATCGATATGATCGACCACGTGCCACGGCATATTGCCGTTTCCGCTCTTTGCTGCATTAGATGGATAAAAGTCGATCATAGGAGCTGGCAACCGTTTGATATCATGCTCTTCAAGCACATTTATCAAAACCTTTAGCGGTTCGCGCAGGCACTGATCATAGACCAGGAACTCGTCCGCATCGAGATTTAGGTACCAGCGATTATAGCCGTACCGCTCGAACAAGGCTTCGCGCCAACGGCGCCCTCGCCGCGCCGCCTCGAAGCGAATGGGGGAAGTCCAGACATCAACGTCCTCTTGCTCCATCAGATACTCACGCGTTCCGTCAATCGAGACGTCATCGAGGCAAATGAATCGTGTAACGCCAAGCCTCCGGTAGTGGCTCAAGAATGCCGGAATGAGGGCGATCTCATTATGCGCGACGAATACCGCCGGAAGATCGGTAACGCTCAGCGCATGCACATTCTTCGCCGGTATAATGGTCACCTTTTCAACTTGTCTGCGCTCTCTGACAGTAACCCTCCAATTGTCGTAGAGAGTCGCTAGCCGATTAATGAAGGTGCGACGCGGGAACGAAAAGTTTCGGTCAAATGGATATTCCATTTAGAGAACCAAGAAAAGCATTAGTTGCGTGTTTCTTCGACCGACCGTCCGCACGTATTAAATACTTCAAACGCATCGGCAAGCTTACATCCGGAAACTATCGTGGAAAAGAGTAGACGTGCATACACGTTTTGTCAATAGTTGACGCATTTTAATCCGAACAATCTGAAAAAAATGTGTTACAAAGTAAAGTTTATTTTCTTGTGAAAATGTCTTTGGAGCGATCACGCAAGTTGTGTTGATCTAGTCGACGTATAATGTGAATCATTATCGCACTTGACCGGATACATTAGTTCCAAGTAGTCTATTAAGTTGGATAGGAATTTGGTACATGTTCATTTGTACTCATCAGATCCGTCCGACATTGGCGAGAAGCTTCGGGGTTGTGTAAAGTGCTTCCACGAGGGTGGATGAAATCCGGCGCCAGAACGGTCATCGCACGCATGCAGGTGGAAACTCGCGTTCTGTCCTGAGCTGTACCGCTCTCGCGAAGTTCTGCCGCGCTTACATGCTCTTCACACTTGACGACGCAGAAGCAGATCATCCGATCTGCAAATTGCTCGGCTATGTCGACCGTCACATCCGCCGACTTATTGTCGAGAATGATCACTCCGAAATCCTCGAATCACTGTTTGGCAAGGCACCGCAGACCGTTGGTGAGGTTTTTTCGCCATTGTAGACGGCGAAAGCGGCGAGGATCGTCGACTCGGGCACCGATTTGCGATGATCCGTCACGGGGCTCGGCGGGAGTCGGAGCGCCAAGCGGCCTCTCATGCCCCAGTAAGCTCGCAACGGGCCAGTTTAGTGTAGTCCGCCTGTCTTCAGTACGACCTGCAATCTTCAGCAGAAAGGTAACTCATGACCAAAACCGTGCCTCAAGGCGCGGCGATGCTGCTCGACTTTATCCGGGAGGCGGAAGTCGGCAGCAAGGGCCGCGCGTCTTACGACGTGATCTACGGACATAACCAGGGGAAGCTTACAAAGCCGCTTACGGAGATGACGATCGCCGAGGTGATCCGTGCGCAGAAGGGATGGGCGAGGGCGCACGGATCGAGTGCGGCGGGGGGCTATCAGTTCATGCGGGCCACGCTCGCCGGGCTTTTGAAGGAAGTACCGGGACTGCGCGGAGAACAGCGCTTGGATCCCGCGCTTCAGGACCGGCTCGCCCTTCACCTTCTGAACCGCCGTGGCTTCGCCGGCTTTGTCTCCGGCGAAATCAGCCCTGTTGAATTCGCGAGGCGGTTGGCGATGGAATGGGCGTCCCTGCCGATACTCGCCGAAAGCCAGGGCGACCGGCAACGGATAAGGCGCGGACAGTCCTATTATGCCGGCGACGGGCTCAACCGAGCGCTGGTGCGGCCGGAAAAGCTGGAGGCCGTGCTTGGCGCGGTGCTGGCAGCCGGTTCACGAGAGGATGAGGCGGACCGCGTGGGCGAGGAGGCGGCGCTTGTGGTTCCGGCACGCCCGCGCAGGCCGGTTTCCCGGTCCGGCCGCTTCTGGACCTGGTTGCTGACGGCCGGCGGCACGCTCGTCACGGCGCTGAAGGAGTTGAACCTTGTCGCGCTGGATTGGCGGGTGCAGCTTGCGATCCTCGCCGTAATCGTTGGCTTTGCCGTTTACGCCATCTCGTCGATGCCGGCGGTTCGCGATGCCTTGGGCCTCACGCGATGACGTTGCCGTGGAGCAGTCTGGTCATCGGTGCCCTGATCCTGGCCGGAATTTCCTGGGCAATACTCGAAATCCGTTCGGATGCCGCGCAAGCGGTCCGCAATTCAATCGAAAGGCAGAACAATGAAGCAGCAAAGAGCGCTGACGCGAAGCGCCTTGACTATGATGTCTGTTCTTCTTCTGGCGGGCTGTGGAACTTCGGGACCGGCCGATGTGAGCGGCCTTCGCGGCATCGTGGGAACTGAGCTTGCCGGCGCACGCGGCGCGACGCAGGCCGACCAGCGCAAGATCGACCGCACGGTGGTCGGCCTCTGCGCGGCATCCGTCTGGACTCGGGCGGAATGCGCGAAACACGGGGAGGGCGGAGATGATTGATGCCGGCGTTCACCAGCAACTCGGCACCTTGGTGGCCGAGGTGAAAAACCTGAGGGAGGACCTGCGCCGATCGGAGGACAGATCGGATGCGGGCCGCCTATCCATGACGCGCCGGATTGACGAACTGGTCGAGCGCATGCGGACGCTCGAGGGCTCGATGATGCTCGTCAAGGACGATATTGCCGCGATGAAGCCCGTGACCGAGGACGTGCGCAAATGGAAGCTGATGGGGATGGGCGCTCTCGGCGTTATCGGCATCGGCGGGGCGGCGCTCGGTGTGACATTTGCCGATGTGGCAAAACGCGTGCTGATGCTGACGAAAGCTGGGTAGAGGTCCTCTTTCGCTATCGTAACCGCGTAACCGGAAGCGGTGGATGCGGTAGCCCGCCAACACAATGCAGTCGGTGCGCGAATAGCGGCCGCGCCGCTCTTCAATGCCTGATCATTGAATTGCGCAATCCAAGCAAATCGCTCGCGCTCTTCCGGGGAAGTGCTCCAGCGCAGGACCGACGCGCCCATTCAATCGTCGTCGAAAAGGGGTAGGTCGCGGTAGCGGCGGCTTACCAGCCGCAGCGACCGGTCCGGTTCGATGACATAGGTTTCGTAGACCCGGCGGCCGAACCGGTCGATGAACTGATGCGGCACAATGCTGCCGACCGGCGCCTTGGTAAGCCTGGTGCGTGGCTGGCCGCCGTAGGTGATGCTGCCGGGAATCGGCTCCAGATAGGGCGAATAGCCCATCGAGGTCGCCTCGCAGCCGGTCAGAAGTGTGAGCACGCACAGGACAGGAAGAACATATTTCAT